GTTTCCGGTGTTTTGGTGGTCGCCCGAGGGCAACGTCTATGACAGTAACACGGGATTGACGGGACGGCTAGCCTAGTAAAACGCCCCAGCCGCGGAAGGCGGCCAGGGCGCGTGTAACACAACACTGTAGGAGTCTAACAAAGTGTCTCGTAAGACGCAAGAACTGCTGGATTTTGTGCGCCAGCTGCCTATTGGGCTGGCCTATGCACCGATTTACGCCAAGAAGTACGCGATCCAGTCCGGGAAAATCTCGAAGGGCAAGACACCGCTAGAGCGCAGTCACCATCAGGTGATGGCACCGTCGGATGTAGCGCTTCAGATCGAGCGCAAGCCGGATGTGTTCCAAGCGGTCGGTGTGTTCACCGGCGGTCGCAGCATGGGACTCGTGATTCTCGACGTGGATCGCAACCTTTCCAGGCTGCTGAAGAAGTGGGGCGAGACGCTGGAGGGGGCGCCGAAGGTCACCAGCACCAAGGCCAACGCGGCGAAGTACCTGTTCCGCGTCCCAGAGGCCCTGTGGGGCGATGTGAAGGGCTTTGGGCTGTCGGATACCGGCGCGGGGTATGAGGTCCTCTGGGGCCGTCAGGGCGTCATCTACGGGGCTTATCCGGGCTCCAGTGATGGGAAGGCACCGGAGGGTTATTACGGCTTTGAAGGCGACCTAGAGGCGATTCCTGACGCCCCTGAGTGGCTGTTGGCGGAAATGCGCGATCACGCCGGTAAAGAGATTCAAGACGGCGGCTTCATCAAGAACCGCCGGGCGTTGGATTTTTCGGATCGAGATCCAGCTGAGGTGGCTGAGATCATTCAGTCGGCGCTGAAGGTGATTCCCGGTCAAGGCAGCGGCAGCCGCGACCACTGGGTAAAGGTGGGGATGGCGATCCACAGCGAGTTGCCGACTGACCTAGGGCTGACGCTGTGGTCGGCGTGGTCTGCGGAAGATCCCGAATTTTCACAGGAATGGTCTGAAGGCAATCCCTGTGAGGACGTGTGGAAGTCCTTTCGGAAAGGGCCAGTCAGCCTTGGGACGCTGTTCTGGATGGCGGATCAGCAGCTGCCTGCTCGCATGTGGCTTTCCGAGGATCTGCGGAAGGTTGTTGAGAAGGTTGAGGCCGACAACATCATCAGGATTCGGCAGATCCAGATCGGCTTCCCAGAACTGATCAAACGGGCGAAAGAGATCCAGCAGATTCAAAACCCCGCGGAAGCTGCTCACGCCATGAACGCGCTGGCGTTAGAAGGCGGTTATCGGGACGCTGGGGCGCTGGAGCGGCTGCTGATTGCCCAGATGCAGTTCGAGCAGCAAGATGACGAGATGGCCATGGACAGCCTGCTGGACAAGGATCTGCGGTTTGAGTACCTGATTCCTGATCTGCTGCCGTGCCCTGGGACCGTGATGATTCACGGCGCTGGTGGTGATGGCAAGTCCATGTCGGCCTGGACCATCGCCAAGCACGTGGCACGCGGGATTCCGTTCTCGGTGCGGGGTGATCTTGTGCCAGTGGAGCCTGGCTCGGTGTTGATCCTTAATGGCGATCAGTCCGAGGTGCAGGTGCAGCAGCAGTTGCGGGATCTGGAGTTCAGGAAGTCCGATCCGGTGACGGTGGTGATGGGGTGGGACCTGAACTGGTACTACCGCTTCGTCAAGTTGATCGAGAAGCACCGGCCCAAGCTGGTCATCATCGACTCGATCACCGGCTGCTCCAGGGGTTCGGCGTTCGACGAGAACAAGAAGGAGTTTGCGAGCCCGATCTACTGGCTGGCCAACAACAATGGGCGGCTTTTCCCGGCCTGCACGATCCTGCTGATTCACCACGCCAACAAAACCGGTGGCTTCCGGGGTTCCACGGCCATCAGGGACGCTGTGGATGAAGTGTGGGGCCTGCGGCGGCCTGACAAGAAGCAGGTGGAGCAGACCGGCTACAACGCCCGCCTCATCACCGTGGAGAAGTCCAGGGCTGGGCGCGACGGCAGCAAGTTGCTGATGAAGCTGGAGAGCGACCTGACCTTCTCCCTGGCGGACTACATGGAAGTCGACACCGAGAGCGCCGGGCCGGCTTCCATCGTGGATCGGGTGCTCCAGCGCGTTAGGGCGGCGTATCCGCGGTCTGTAAGCCGCTCTGACCTGGCTGCTGATTCCCTGTGTGGTGGAAGCGTCGCCGGGATCCGCAAGGCGGTCCAGCGGTTGGTCTCCAGGGGGTTGATTGAGGTGGCTGAAGAACGTCCCAGTCAGGGGGGTGGTTCTCCTACTGCTTTTTACCGTGCAATTACCTCGCGTGAAAAGCCTATAAATATGTGTCCCACTGGGGAAGAACCCAGTCAGGGACTGGAAAGTACAGTGGGACAGCCCTCCGACGTGTCCCACTGCTGTCCCACTGCTGGGGATGAGGTGGATTCACAGTGGGACAACCCCCAACCGTGTCCCACTGCTAATCCCAGTGATACCAAGGGATCTGCCCCAGTGGGACAGGTTTTGGAGGTATCCCCAAAGGGAGAGGAGCGTTCTGAGGCTGAGCTGGCCCACCTGATGGAGGAAGCCGCACGGCTCTGGGACTGATGGACAAGTTCAGACCGCCTAACTTTTTCCTAGGGCTCATGCGGGCTGCCGCGTGGCTGATCTGGAGAGAACCCGTGGCTAAACCTGAACCGCCTCAGCCGAAGCGTCCCAGGAAGCCAACCCTGGGTTACACCGTCGGTGACATCCCCTTCGAGCTGCTGGCCGTCGTGCGCGTTCAGTGGTACCGAAGGGGCCGGGCGTATGAGGTTGAGGAGTACCAGATCGTTGAGTCAGACGATGCCCACGGGCAGTTTCACTACATCGTTGGGACGGCGCTCAAACAGGGCGCTGACGTCTGTGTTCTGACTCAGTACCAGCCGGAAGACCTGGGGGTTCCAGCGTGATTCCGCCGGTGGTGGTCTTTGGGCTGACGTGGCTGCTGGGGATGCTGGTAGTCACTGTCTACCTCACCCAATGGGCCACATGAAGAATTGCAACAGCCCGGCTGGACGCCTAGCTGGCTGTGTGCAACAGTAAGGGCACGCCCGCAACGGCGTGCCTTTTATTACTGATTGACATGGACGATTTCACCTGCACCAAAGTTGACAACACCAAGCTCAGCCCGTGGTACTTCGCCGTCCACTGGTCTGCGATTCAGCTCCAAGAAAAAATCGTCGATAGCGAGCGTCTCGGTGTAGACCCGACCTACGACATGCTCCAGCTCCAGCAGCTGCAGGACTTGGAACAGTTCTTGAAGATGAGCTGGGATGCCTGGATGGACGGCATCGAAGCCCGCCAAACTGCACGGGAGGTCAAATGAGCCAGGTACTGGAAATTGAGGATCTGTGGTTTGAAGATGGTGGTACTCGCCTCTGTGTCAATGCCGTTGTTGACGACATGGTTGTGGTCATTCCGCAAAGCCACCTTTATCCGGCAGAGTGGGGGCCTGCCTTGTGCAGAGGCTCCTTCGACCTTCACGAAGAGGATCTGATCCCCGCCAGCGATGACGGACTCCGCCAACTCCTCACCAACAGAATCGACGACTGGGCCCCAATCGACACGTCTGATTGGGACGACTGAAGCCCGCGAGCTTCGGAACTCCGAGGACTACGACGATTGGGAGTACGGCACCGAGCCAATCCCCGGCGACACGCACTGGGTCAAGGCGAAAACCCTGACCCAGTTGTATCGTCACCTGATCTACGTGTTTGCTACCAGCGACACGATCTGCTCCAGCAGACTCGCCAAGCTGGCCATCCACGAGATTCTCAAGTTGCGTCTCACGGATCTCACCCGGTTACGCCACCAAGACCCCAGGTATTTCGCATGAACTTTGACTGGTACAACGATTACTATCGGCAGTCCCGGGGTTACGGCCCCGGTGAAATCGCCGATCTCTATCGGCAACCTGCTAAACCCTCCACCTCCGTTCCAAGGGAATTTCAAGGGCGTTTTGCGACGCCTGCTGAATACGACGCTTGGGTGCGCGAGCGCTGGAGCATTTACACCAACGGCTATTGATGACTGAAACCAACGTGGTTCCGTTCTACAGGTCCTTCCTGTTGAGCCAGACCGTTTACTTGGACAAGATCAAGGAGATGCCGCTTCGAGACCTGGAGCTGCTCAACGTCGAGACGTTGGCGGCCCTCAACGAGTCGCGGCACAACTACTCCTTTATCGAGGACAAACACAGCGACGATGCCAGCTCAGAATTCCGGCGCATGAAAATCGCCGGCTACTTCCAGGCTGCGCTCCAGATCGAGCTTTCTTCTCGCTGATCCTGTACTACACTCTCACCGTTCTACCAACGATCATGCACATTCTTTCTGACGAACAGTTCCAGCAGATCACCACTGCCCTGGAGCACGCCTTCGTGGCCATCAACGCCTGCCAGCACGTCGAACTGGACGTGACCAAGCCGGCAGTCGCACCAGCAGCCAAGGCTGTACGTACAACCGCCGTACAAACTCCGAAGTCTCAAAGTAAGACTCGTGTGTCGCGCCGCAAGACGCGGGCGGCGTTGACGGAGAAGAAGGTGCTGGAAATTAAGCGCCAGTTGCAGGCTGGTGGCAAGTCGGTCGCCAAGATCGCTAAGGAGTTCGGCGTCCACAGCACCACGATCAACTGCATCAAATGGAACAAGACGTGGAAACACGTAACGCTCCAGCAGGATCAGCCCACCACGGTGGTGATCTGAGGTGTCGATCCTGTGTGACCATCAGATTGTGTCGCTGGTGCGGCGGAATCTGGTAAGCCCCTACGACCAGGAGTTGCTGAATCCCGCGAGTCTCGATGTGAGACTCGGCGAGAACGTGTTGGTGGAGTCACCGCTGACGCGCCACATGGTGCATCGCTCCATCGCGGGGCACACGCAGGAGGAACCTTTCTTGCTCCAGCCGCATGAGTTCATACTCGCGGAGACGTTGGAGGAGTTCCAGCTGCCTGACTGTATTGCTGGGCAGCTGGCGCTCAAATCCAGCCGGGCTAGGGAGGGGATTGAGCATTTGCTCGCTGGGTATATCGACCCTGGTTACAAAGGGCGGTTGACGCTGGAGTTGCAAAATGCACGCGCTTTGCATCCGGTTTCATTGTGGCCTGGGATGCGGATTGCACAGATTGTGTTCCACCGCATGTCTATGTTGCCCGGCAAAGACTATTCGATGACCGGCCGTTACCACGGCGATACCACCGTTCAGGAATCCAAAGGATGAGCGATTTTCAGTTCCAGGTCAGCGACGCGGTGCATCATCCCAGCCATTACACCGCCGGGAAAATAGAAGTCATTGACATCTTGGAGGATTGGGTCCAGCACGCGCCGGACGCTGTGGTTGGCTCGCTCCAGTGGCAGTGCCTGAAGTATCTCAGTCGGATGTGGTTGAAGAAGGATCCGCTGGAGGATGCCGAAAAATGTCGGTGGTATTTGAACCGGCTAATTAACACCCTTGCAACAGAGGCTTATTGCAATGACTGACCTCTCCCCCGCCGCGCAGGCGGTGTATGACGCCTATTGCGAAGGGGCCGACAATCCGCATTACTACGAAGGCAGCGGGCTAGTCGCCGCCCTGCGAGCTGCTGCGGATCAGCTTCTAATGAGCGAACCGCTTGGTGACACCGATGCTGACGCTGGGGTGTTTGCCGCGCACCATGCCATTAACGCTCATCTATTCACCATCGCCGATGAGCTGGAGCAGTTGGATGCGTGAGCCGAAGAGACCGCCGACTAAGACGTCGTTTCGGAAGGGTTCAATTCCGGGGACGGCGGTTTTGACGCCGCAAAACGCGCTGGATTTGAGGCATCTTTATGCCTCCGGCACGTCGATTGCGGAGTTGGCCAAGGTGTACGGGATTTCGTACCAGCACGCTTGGTGCATTGTGAAAAACAGGAAGTGGCGTAATGCGATGCGCCAGGTGTGATTTCAAGCGTATGGATGTGGATCGCACTTGCCGGGATACGGCGGAGTCGATCTTGCGCCAGCGAAAATGCCCGCAATGTGGGCACAAGGTTTTTACGGTCGAGGTTGAGTTGCCTGATGGCGCAGCTCAGCACACCAAAACTGGCGTGTTAAAGCGCCTTCCAGGATTTTTACGTGTTCGTTTTTTCTGATGCAAGTTCCAATCAACAGTCGCCGCTGCATCCAGTGCGGCAGCATCACTACCAATGCCGTCTACTGCTTCAAGTGTTATCGCTCCAGCGATGCAGGGAAAGAGGAGTTGCGGCTGCAGCATTTGTTGAAAAAGCACAAGCCGCTGCCGGATGGCGGGGAGTGCCGGACCTGCGTTCACTGGTATCACCGCTGCACGCTGGGGATTCCCGAGGGTGGGACGGTGCTGGCTGAGTTGTGTGCGGCCAAAGAGCTGACAG